TAAAAATAAAATATTATTACATATTATAATAAAAATGAATAGTCTAAGACGTAGCAGATCGTTCACCTTTGTCCAAGTCCCAGGTACCGTTAATAATCCTGATATTAGTGTTTCTTTAAAAACAACTGATATGAAAAACAGTATATCTTTCACCCTCGACATTGTAGCTCCATTATTATATCGCGTTAGTTCCAATTTAAATATTGAATTTGAACGTGGTGCGAGTACAAAAGAAACGGAATCTTATCCGCTGGTAGCCAATAGAGCAATAGCGGATCATAATGGATATAATGGATATATAGTCGAAGATTACACCGTATCCAATGGTAGTTATGATAGTAGTATAGGAAAAGAATTAAAATTCCCTTTTGAAAATTTGAATGTTCATAAGTTCGAATATACTGTTGAGGTTGCTGATACCCAGGGTAATTATGGTAAATACGTATACATATATGATTTTACATATTTTGCCGTCCCCGTAAAGCTGTCTTCTTTCTCATTTGATCCTAATGTTCAAACCGGGGATAAAATTCAAATTACCGGCCTTCTTCTTGATCACGATTCTAATGGTACCGCGGACACAACCTTCCCAGAAAGTGTAGATAGAAACGGTGATATTATTCCCAATGCGCAAGGACTTTATATACTTGATGGGGAAAGTATTGTTGATGTTGATGGCGTTGTTTCTAATCGGTCATATGCTCCTTTTGTTAGACCTGCATTAAAATTTACATTTCAAAAAGTCGAATCACCAAATTCCGGTACTCCTAGTTCCGAATTTAATAACGACCGGGATCAATTGTATGACCCACAGGTATTGCATTTCAATCCCGACGGCACTTACACTCTGCCTGCAAACACTTTACAGACAAATGCAGAATATAAAATTAAAGTTCAAGCATTGTGGGCTGATGGATTTTACAGAACTACAGTTGCTACGCAAAATCTTAACATAAAAGGTCGCCCCGTTATTGAATATGTAAATACCCTACCTTTATATGTAAAAAATGACAATGAATCCGCAGTGACTATTGGTGTTTCCGGTGCTGTTGGAACCAAAGTTTGGTTTAAATTTTATGACGCATCAAACATCCTAGTAGCAAAAGCAGGTGGTGTAGACGGAATCGATATTATCTCGGGTGCAGAAATAAACGAATATTCGTTATCGTTGAGCCAACTAGATATCATGAATGGCGGTGATGGTCTTTTAAATGGCGTTCAATATTCCGTAAAAGTCGAAACAAAGTATGATGGTGGACTACTTAGGTTATCAGATGCTAAAGATGTCACATTTGCTCTCGTAAACCCATCCATTGACTCAGTTACTCCTTACGATCTTCATAACGATGGAGGAAATGATGGAGTCGGTGATGACGCTTCCAATCAAATAGTAGCAACAATAATGGTAAATACAACTGCATATGAATTATATGCCCCAAATGAGATCGATGGAATCAAATTTTATATTTATGACGAGGAAGATGCAAAGGTTGCATCCACTTCATCCTATACTTTCTTAAATAATGTTAACGCAGACACTAACACGTATAATATACGTTTAAACGAGATTACTCTGGAAGGAAATAGTCTTACGCTCACAAATGGAACAGAATACTCAATAAAGGCTGAAGTTACTCTTTTAAATCATAAAGGTGATACTGAAACACGCCTTTCCGATGCATACACTAACGTATTATTTAATCAAGATGTTGCACCTATTACCAACCTTACTGTTTCAAATACTTGGGAACTTGCTACCGATTATAACCCTAGTTCTGATATCCTTATTTTCTATAATAGTCCTCTTATTGGTATTTCAGGACACTTTAAGAAAACAGCACAATTTGATGCTTCAAACTATCCTAAACAACTCGATACCGCTTCTACTAAATTTAAACTAGAATATAAATTGAATGGAGGTAATTCTTGGAATCTTGTTACTAAAGCAGTTCTAGCCCAGAAACTAGAAACAGAAAACATTCAAGCAGCTGTTTACCGTGTTAAGGGTTTGACTTTAGTTTCAAGGGTTAATGGTTTATATGATAATGTTGTCGGAACTATATTAGGTACATCACAGGAACCTCTCGTATTTTATATCCCCCAAGACCAAGGAAATGGTAATACAAATGCATTTGATGAAACTAACAGTGTTAGTATAAGAGTTACTGTTGTCGATGAAGCGTCTCTGTGGGCTGGTGTTAATGAAGCAACAACAGACTCTTCGTCAGTTCAAATGATAAATAAAATAAATAATTATAGCTATAACGTCGGCGAATCTTCAGAGCCTTGGAATTCTGAAAATAAAGCTTATTATGATAGTGTCGGTGGTTTATTGAATGTCGATGTAAATGGAAGCATTGTACAGACCAATAAATCAAATGTTATAGCAGATTCCAATCCCATAATTGCAGAATTAGATCAAGGATGGCGTGTCCTGAATACTGGAGTTAATAGCAGTGGTGCTACAGGTGGAAAACTTCCTAAAGTTAATTTGTATTATTATGGAAATAGCGTTTCTGCATCACAGCAAACTGCTTCCAATTCGGTCAAAGTAAATCAAATCAGTAATATGGGTATGTATGTCATCATCGATCAGCATCAGGGTGCTTTAGAGTATCCTTTTTTTATTGCATACACGACTCCTACTGCATCCGGCAATAAAGCGTCATGGTATAAATCGAAACTTTTGTATGCCGCCACTGCATCTGGTAATACCGTTCTGGACTCTTCTAGATCCGGTCTTACTTTGCTTTATTCAGGAAATGACGATCTTTCTTTTCATCCCGAAATTCCTTCTAGCAGGCGTGTTAAGATAAATGTCAGTCCTGATTATTCTGATACATTTGGTAATTATGAAAATGAACTTGTTAACCTTGTATCTATTCAGACATCATCCAATGCTGCTACTAGTCAAACGGGTAGTTTTAACTTTACTATATCTGAGGCAGGTTTGAAAACTAGCTCATCCGTTCTAAGCTCGCTTGTAATGAGATTTGCCCATAAATTAGTTTTGAATATTCCTGTTAACTGGAACACAACTCATGCTCACTCTCTTAAACTTGGATATAAATATTCTTTGGGTGTATCTTACTCATATCTTACTTATAATTATGGAGATGTACAAGTTGACACAATGGGGAATAAATACGTCTCTTTAACCGTAGATCCATCATTGGGAACTACCCTATATTACAGTGTTGCCTACATAGTAAATAATACAAACCTTCCTTCTGCACCTCTTACTACCGAAGGTCTTACCAATGATGTTAATGTTCCTAATAAGAACTTCCCCGTATCTAGTAGTTATACTGTTACAAATGATAGTTTTAAGACTTTTAATAATGACACCGAATCCAGTATCACATTCACCCTTACTGAAGAACTGTCTAGTAAAGACCGACTGGATGGTATAAATGTATACTTTTCATCTACTTCTGAACAAAATAACGGTACGGGTATTCCTTTGACTAGAATTCAATCATATTTGCTGAGTAGTATAGATGGAAACAGCAAGACTATTACACTTATGAATAGTTCGGGTGGAAAACTCAGTATTATGGACAATACTGGAAATATTGTTTCCGTTCCTGCACTCTATTGGAAAGACTATTCCGAGGCTACTATATCTTTCAAAGGTTTTAGAGATAGAAGAGTGAACACTGCGGTGACAAGTATATCTTTTCCTTATAACTCCTTAGAATACACTGAAAGTGGTTATAACGGTTTTGCCGATTCAATCTTGAATACTCCTACTATCGATTCACCGTCTGGTGGTGGTGGTGGCGGAGGTGGTGAAGTCGCAAATCCTATTACTTTACACGGTGGTGTAATAAATTCAGCAAATCCCAGTACCGACACCTTTATAGAATGGCCGGCTTCTAATGATAGCAACGGCAATCCTTTCAAATATGATTTTACATTAATAAAGATTAATGATGGAACTGTTCCGTCGGTAATACAATATGCTGCAAATGTAACCGGTAATAGTAAAGTTCTTTTAATTGAAACTGAAGCCACGGCAAAATATAGAGTAGAAATTAGAACGGTCTTTCAAGTGGGTTCTCGGCGTGAATTGTCCAACCCCATTGTTACTGAATTTTATTCGATTAAAGTTGATGTTTCAGGAATGAATGTCGCTGTTAGTCGCCCCAGCAATAATCAACTTGTTAACCTTTCTTGGAACGAACCAGCCTTTACCGGTTCATCTATTACTGCAGATGGTAGCTCTGCTTCGTCGTCTTTCGCAAATAATATTAATACTTTTCGCATGGTTTATACCACCACCAATACTGCGGTACCTGTTACTTTGAATCATCTTAAATCAGGTAACAACCTTATCGAACGTATAACATCGCCTGCTACTAGCTACCAATATGATCTTCCAAATCAGAATCTTGCAACTTTATACAGCTTTTTCATGCAAGTTAAAGCCCAGGTAGCATATACCGTTGGTTCATCACTTTCGAGTAGTATGAGTGTTCCTGTTCTCATCTCTTATCTACCTTCAACCGTTACATCTCAGTACAGAGTTTCTACCATCCCTGTTATTAATCCCTTACCTAGCAATACTCCCGTTTTGACTAATGTATCGTCGAACCCCACGTTATTATTAGATTTGGATGCAAGAGGTCTAGAGAATGAAGGTTTTATTAGCGTTGTATGCATTCTTACTCAAGATGGAACAGATACAAAACCCGGAGGCTCGAGTGCAATGGTTGTTTTTCCTGCTCCACCCAGCAGTCCTAACTATTTGCCTGATGCTGGTGGTAACGTTTTGGGCAATAACGGTTCTATTTTAGAAAATGCCGGCTCAAGCGGCGACGTTAGACTTGTAAGCGGACAAGGATATGAAAGCACCCCTGTAAATGTTAATAATTCTACAATTAGTATCACTAGTTCTGCCTATAAACTTACTATTGGGTCTCCTTCCACAACTTATGGAAGATATGGTTATTCTACATTAGAAATGCCTTTGTCTGTGAATTCTGGCTTCCAGAATAGTGGAAATCCATCTGATGCCGCTTACAATCCCGTTAATTATATGGTTATTGTTACTACTAGACGCGGAACTGATTATAATGTAGGCACATTTAGTTATGCAGCTCCTCCCGCTGTCTCAAATGTAACCGTTGTTAACACAAACGGAACATACTATGTCAATTTTAATATTAGCCCGGCTTAATAAATAATACATCGTGATTTGTTGTCATATCTCATTTTTAAAAATATAAATCATATCAAATAAATAAAAATATTAATTTTTATTTATTTTTCTTCGAAAAAATATTGTAACTTCATCGGGTCCGTATTTATTTGCAAAACACATTACCAATAAAGAGCGCGCCAACTAACCCGAGGAGAGCACCTATATGGTAACTATATTGCATCTTCTTATATATATGCAACCATGCTTTCTTTTGCGTATCTCCTTCGATGTGAAGAATCATCCAATCGCTCTTTGGCGCCAACATGTAATAAAAATAGTTAGTAGTGAATGTAATTGCGCCTACAATACATAATGTAGAGCATCGATTGAATATTCGCGATCCCCCGCGCGACATATTATTCCATGCTAAAAACAAAAAGGATAATAATAAACCTAAACCAAAACCTACAAAATATATTCGCCTTCGTTCATCTGCTATCTTTGCATATATCTCATTCTGTTGGGGCGTTAAAATACGCCTGAAACTTTGAATCGCTTCTGTCTTGTCTGAGCCATACATTGTAAAAATCATAGCTACAATAAAAATCAAAGAAACTGCACAACTAGTCGCACACACCATTTTTATTCTATATATAATATTGTATAATACATTATTTTTCCATGACAACTATATATTCATTTTAACAGCTTAATAGTATTTTTGTAAAAAAGTGTTAAATATAAAACACAACCACAAACACAACAATCATACTAACCTTCATTTTATTTCTCGGTGTATTGTTCACGATACACATTACTCCTATATGAAATCGCGTAAATCACGCCCGCTTCTTCTTAATGCAGCTCTCGTATTCTGCATTACCTGGTTCGCTTGCTCTTCTTGTTGCCCCGACATCTGTCTCTCATTCTCCACGGCGTAGTTCAACTCGCCTTCGCCGACGGCGTCCTGTTCGCCTTCCGTATCACCACTTTCTTCATCTTCCTCGCTATTTGTATCCGTATCCTCGTTTTCATTTTCTTCCCCATCGCCCTCGCTTTCGCTCTCGCTCTCGCTTTCTGTTCCTGCATCATCAAACCATTCTGGCGGCATGTTTTCGTCATGTACATACTCTGCAACCGTTCGCAGCAACGTGAAACCAAACACACGCAACATTTCTTTGGCGCGACGTTTTGGATGACGCGACATCATAATGCTATGCAGATGAGAACCAACTGTAAAATAAGATATCTCCTCGTCAATGATATGTTCGGCGCTCACCGGTGTGAGAATGTTTGAGGACGTTTGTTTTGTTCGCACATCTTCCAATTCGCCACGACACATCGGGCAGAGGTTTTTCTGGGTCAATGATTTCAACAAACACGATAAATGAAACGTGTGTCCACAGCTGGTTGTTGTCATGTTTGTATTTCCAAGACTCAACTCATCCAAACACACCGAGCACGTGTACGTTTCCAATACCTTTGCATCTTCGTTTGAGTCCCGGTTTGTATTTTCGCAACATGAGGTAGATGATGCAGATGATTCGAAAATTTCCTGAATAAAACCTTCCCTTGGTGTCATGTTCCCTTCTTCGCCGGAAGACTCGTTGCTTCGATTTCGCTTTTCTCTTTTGCCGATTATTTCTTGACATACCTGACTTCCTGCTTCAGCAGTTGCTGGTTTCTTCATTCCGTCGCTCGTTTCTCCTTCAACACCACAACCTTCAAACCTTTGATACTGCGTACCATTTCCATAACCCAAACCTGTTCCTGCAAAACCCATGATAAGCCGCACTAAAGGGTTAGTAGACGTAGAAGACGCTTTTGATCTCATATTTGATGACATTTGATGACTATGAATACCTAGTACTCTGTTCTCTATATCTTTATATGTACCATTTTTAGACTTCAATTTTCCATATATCATAAATGATATAGATATCATACTTAATACTAAAAATATTTCATCATTATTGATATTTTTTATTATTTCTGAGTACATTGTAATTTATAATTTATGCGTTTATATATTGCTACGAGTTTTTTTATATTTACGGGACGTTTTTCCTATATTGTGTTTTCTTCTATTCCTATATTTTTTTTTATAGGACTTGCATCGCTTTCGCTTACTACCGCCACCAGTTTGAAAACCAGGCCATATATCTTCTCCTGGTGCAGGAGAACTAAGTGGGTTATCTAACCATGCACCTTTTCCTCCGCAATTTCTTGTTATTACTTGGTCTATATTTATTAAGTTTATCATATATTACTATATACTATATATTATATTATCTACTCGACTTACTATAAAACATATTTTATTTTGAGCAAAATATGTTTCATGTAGTATGTTGTGAAATATCTTGAAAATTATCGAATATATTCAGTTTTGATTTATTAATATGAATTAACGCATTTCTCACCACATCTATAACATCTCATGTTTTTATATCTCTCATAAAGATGTACTTCTCAGCTTCTTCCTCCCGCAGGATTGGTTGAAATCCATTGACCACCTTTATATATCATATCTCCGCCGACTGCGGTCTGCATTCCTCCTCTTCTAGAACGCGAACGATGTCTCATACGTTTTGTTGCCCTTTTACAACATTTTCGGCATTTACAATTTTTACCATGACGACGATAATGTTTTTTGGTTTTGTTATGTTTTCTACTATACATGATGAATGAATTGATAATCAGGAAAAAATACTTATATACTTATATATTTTACTAATATTATTTTATAGGTGAACAGTAATTATATATTGTTAAATTCTCTGTATTAAATATTCTAAATGTTGTTGTCTGTTAGTAATTTTCGCGAATGTCCTTTCCAACCGGAAACCTCGGCTTCCCTTCTTCGGTAAGTTCTTGGTAAATCACAGTAAGCATTTTGCCTACATATTTTTTACCTGTTTCGAAGAGTTTGCGACGGCTTTCCATCGTTCCACGCGGACGCACCGTGAATTCTTTTCCTTCTTTGGTCTCGCACATCCATATGACTGTTCCCTTGTCGCGCCCATCTCCCTGCGTAAATCCGGTGATGCAGAATTCATCTTCCTCAAATTCCTTATACTTTTGCAAATCATGGCTCCTATAATTGCAA